GTAAAGATTGGAATGCAATCTTTGAAATTCTAAACAAAATTAAGGCGGAGATTAAAGATAATCTTCCATATAAATTTCTTGAAGTCTATGGTGCAGAAGCTGATGACATCATAGCTACATTGTGTAAGTTTACTCAAACAGAAAAAGATCGCAGTAGAAATGAGAAGATTATTATTGTATCTGGTGATAAGGATTTTATCCAATTACAAAAATATGTGAATGTAAAACAATATAGTCCTATTCTTAAAAAGTATGTAGACGGCCATGTTCCAGAAACCTATATAAAAGAACATATACTTAAAGGTGATACTAGTGATGGAGTACCTAATGTTCTATCGCCAGATAATACATTTACTGATGGTTTAAGACAAAAACCTTTAGGAAAGAAAAAGATTGATGCGTGGTTGGGTATTAATATAGATGAATTACATGATGAGGTCAAAAGAAATTACCAAAGAAATGAAAAACTCATTGACTTGAGTAAAATACCAAATGAACTTGAAGATGAAATCTTAACAGAATTTCATGGAGCTCCATTCGGTGACAGAAGTAAACTATTAAATTATTTTATAAAATCAAGATTGAAAAATCTTACTGAAACAATTGGAGAATTTTAAAATGCCCGAACAAACTTATACACCACTTTTTTCTGAGGTACTTGACAGAGTACACAAAGCAAAAACTAAAGATCAAAAGGTAAAAATCCTTAGAGATAATAATACTGATGCATTACGCATGGTACTTAAAGCTGGATTTGATCCAAATATTAGTTGGGTAATTCCAGAAGGTGATGTTCCTTATACACCAAATGATGCACCAGAAGGAACAGAACATACCATGTTAGCTATGGAAGCAAAAAAACTATGGCACTTTATTAAAGGTGCAGATAGGCAAACTAAACAACACCAGAAAGAACAAATGTTTTTTCAACTGTTAGAAGGTTTACATGCTAATGAAGCAAAAATCGTTTGTGCAGCTAAAGATAAAAAGCTACACAATCTCTACAAAGGTTTAACTGGAAACGTAGTAAGAGAAGCTTTTGGTTGGAATGAAGAATTTACAATCCCACCAGCTGACAAATATCCACAATCTCCTGGCATGGCATCTGGAGCTGATAGGTGATCATAGCTCCCATTCAATGGCCATCAATAGTATATCCTAAGAAGGAACAACCATTGATACCCAGAGTGGAACGAATCACCCCATCAAAATGGCCCGAGAAATCACTAAAACGTCTATTACAAGATGTAAAAAACTCAAAATAATAATCAAACCCTTGTTTTACAAGGGTTTTTTTATGCATAAAAGACTTGACTCTTTAGTATTTAAATGGTAATGTAAAGTATAAGATAGAGAAACAAAGAGAGAGTTTTAAAAATGCAAAATCAAGTAGATTTCATAGGTGCCCATGATGGTGGAATACAAATGTTTAGTCATGTGGGATTAGTTGGTTGGGGTAATACTCCTGAGTCTATTGCATATGTTCTAAACACTAAAGGAATGGCAGAAACAATATTCGGTGGTTCGTCAATGGACTTTGCAGCTGAAGAGGGTTTTGACTCTGACGATGGTGCGTCTTTTCTTTTCAAAAAAGCATTGGAGTTAGTGTAATGGACATTCAAAGAGGAACACAAGTCATTGGAGTTTGGGGATCAATGGTTTCGGAAAGTCACGGTTTCGTTTCTTGTATTCAAAATACAAATCAAGGAACTGATGTGGATATCTCATGGGATAATGGTTCTGTACATCATGTTATGTTAGATGATATTCAAAACAATTATTTAGATCAACCCTATGGAAATTCAAATGGTTTCTATATCAACCCCTTTACTGAGGAACTTATATAATGAAAATTAAAGGTGCAATGACTATTCTTAATAAACGGGCTGAGTTTTATGGTAAAACTTTTGATGAACTTATTGAGATGATTGATAATGATAATGGGAGTATGGAAACTTTTAACGTGTACACCGCTTACGAAATTTATAAAATAGATCAAGGTTTTGTTTGGTGCGGTGCAAACCATGTTGGTTTTACTACGCCTGAAGATAGTCAAATACAGTGGAAACTACAGCGTGGTGAAGGTCATCAATTAGAACTGGATATATAATACCATTTTAGGCGTTGACATTAAAGCCGAATCATGTTAAGTTATATGTATAGTCAATAGAGAGAGAAAATTATGACAATTTTAGTAAACAAACAGTTCGATAATGTTGATGATGGTATTCAGAATATGCTTTCAGCAGCTAACCACGACTACACAAAATTCTTAGATAATAAAGAAATGCACAAAGAATTTGTTGAAGGTTGGGTTATCAAACAAGGACAGAAGTATATAAAAATACTGACTCGACATGGTAATTCTGCTTGGGGTTTTGTTGTCAACACAGACAATGACAAAAAATTTAAAAAAGGAGATATCCTAAAATGTGCTGGATACAATGCTCCTGCTCGAAATAAAGCTCGGGGAAATGTTCTTGAGGGTGGTTTTAAAATCCAGTGGACTGGCCCACTTTATTTGGTATAGGAGTTGAGTATGAAATATATTATAGATGAAATTGGTGAATATTTTACATATCTTTTAATTATTATATTTGCCCTTGGTTTTATAGACATACTGTGGATTTTTGGAGTTGAAAATTCAAAAGAATATACTTGGTGGTATTTAATTCATGTATTTTCACTAACAGACTTATAATGAGTTTGATTTGGTTGACGCCTCTCTCTCTCATCATAAGTCAACCGAATCACTAAACCCAATGGTACATATGATGATAACTTGACAGTCTTAACTGGCTGAAATCATTGGGTAAAAAGGGGGGTTGACAAAGCCCCCCTTTTATGTTAAGCTATATGTGTAACAATAAAGTTGATTTATAAATGATGTATTCAGTAATCGGTGGTAAGAAAAAACAACGTGAATTAGTTTTTGATGTTGCGGCCTTTTGTCTTCAGAAATTGATGCCAAGACTTAAAAAACTAGAAATAGAATTTCAACTAAATAATCTTAAAGATCGTGCAGTTGGATACTGTATGATGGGTGATGACAATAGAACCTTTGAAATCGAAGTTGATAAGAAACTAGATGTTGAAGAAATGATTACAACTATCTGTCACGAAATGGTTCACGTTAAACAGTATGTCAGAAATGAATTGGGTATCAATGACAATCACGATGGACAAAACTACTTTGACTTACCATACGAAAAAGAAGCCTACAGGTTACAAGAAACATTGCTAAAACAATTTAAAGGGGTGTATAACTATGAGATGGCTTAAACACACTACTTCAATAGCGGCAGCTGTAAGTCTTATTGGATTATCTGCTCAGGCAGTAACTTATGCAGAAGAGATAAATAATCTACCCAACGAAGAGATATCTTGTCTTGCAAAAAATATATATTTTGAGGCAAAAAACCAAGGAACAGGTGGGTGGTTAGCAGTATCGTTTGTTACTTTGAATAGAGTAAAAGATCGTAGGTATCCAAATACTATATGTGAAGTAGTGTATCAGGGACAGACACGGCCGTCATGGCAAGACTCAGAAAAACAAATACCTATTCGTCACAAATGTCAGTTTAGTTGGTTTTGTGATGGCAAACCAGATGAAATCAAAAACCAATCAAAATATATGGACATTTTAATTTTCAGTAATGTTATGTTAGATCAAGCTACATCAACTGATATGATTGATATCACAGATGGTGCAACACACTACCATGCTGATTATGTAAAACCTGCATGGGCATCAACTAAAACTAAGACAATTGAAATTGGTGATCACATATTTTACAGGTGGGAAAAATGAGTTTAAATGGGATTGAGTTGTCAGACTTGGCTGTTTTTTCTCGATATGCTAATGCATTTAGGCTTAAAAAAAACTTGACAAGTGAAGAAGAGTGTGTTATACTATGGTTAAATGACAAAGTTAAAACTTTAGAAAAAAAGAAAAAAAGAACATGAATATATTTTATCTACATGAAGACCCAATTCAAAATGCTAAGTGGCACATTGATAAACATATTGTAAAAATGGCAACAGAATATTGTCAACTACTTTCTACTGCACATAGGGTATTAGATGGTGAGATATATCTAGGTAAAACTAAAAACAATCGTAATATAAAAAGGTGGTTATTACAAGATGAACGTGAAGGTTTGCTTATGAAAGCAAGTCATGTCAATCATCCATCTAATATTTGGGCTAGAGAAACAAGTTCTAATTATATGTACTTGTGGAAAATTTACATGGCCACCTTGGCAGAATACACTCATAGGTAT